CTCTATCCCCTAATTTACTAAAATCTTGCTTCTTTTTCTTTATAGCTTTGTTTTTTATTACTTTCTTTTCCATAATATTGGCTTTTACCACAAAAACCTCCCTACTTTCATAGGGAGGTTTTTTTAGTTATTAGGATATTAAGGAGTTTCTAATACTGCTTTGTCAGTAGCAAAATCGCCCTTAACAAAAGCTGCTCTACGATTAGTTTTCACTAAACATAATCCTCTCCATTCAGCAAGAATAGTGATTAAGTTTTTAGTGAAATCGTCAGAATCTCTACCAACTTCCATATCAATACTTCCTTTGTCGTAAACAGTCGCAGCAGCGAAGTTTCCAATTAAGTACTCTCCTTTTGCTACCAATGTACTCTTAATGATTGGCATACCATCTAAAGTTAAAGTGCCAGCAACAAAAGCTAATCTATCAATGTAACGTCTATCAGTAGTAGATGTCTTGATTAGCTTTAAAGCAGTAATTGTGTTTGGATGAACAAATGCATAAGTCGGGTCGTCTTGCTCTGCAACCTCAATTTGGTTCATCGCAACAGTTAATACATCTGCTTCGTTAGCATTATCAACAGTACCAGCAAAATCAGTTCCAGTAAAAGCAGTAGCAATAGTTCTGATTCCTTTTAAGTTGTTTCCAGTTCCATCTCCCTCGTAAACTTGAGATTCAACATCCAATAAAAGCTCTCTCATTAGCTCGTTTCTGATTTCAGCTTCCATAAAAGAAATATCATCTACCATTTCAGTCGAAACCTTGATAAATGCAGTTCTTTTCTTAACTGATTCAGAGTTTACTACTAAATCAAAATCAATTTGATTCTTTAATTGACCCTCGCCAGTTCCTCCAGCAGCACCATCTTTGTTAGCTTGAGAAACCCAAGAGATTACATTAGATTCAGCAGTTCCTCTTGCAACTACGTCCAATAATCTTACTCTCCTTGTTGGCAAAATGTCTAAACCATCTAATCTTTGCTCTACTGGCACATTACCTCCAGAAACATTGTTAGAAATCAACATTGTTCCAGCAGCCTTGAAAGATAAAGAAGCATTTTTGTCTCCCTTAATCTTAGTCAGTTGCTCTTTGTTGTCTTTTAAACCTTTTCTAATAGAGTTTTGAACTCCAACACCATCAGCTTTCTCTTGCTCAGATAATTTCTTAATCTGCAAACCATACTGCTTGATAGTCTCATTTAAAGACTTCATTTGAACAGTTCTGTCAGCTACTAACTCCTCTTTAAGAGCTTTAATCGCATCTAAGTTCTCAGATTGACCTTTTTCAACCAATTCTTTAATCTTAGTTGCATTTTTTTCGTTATACTCATTGTATAAACCAGCCATTTCTTCGGCAGACTTTTCTTTGAACTGCTCAGTTGAAATACCTTTTTCCGTTAGGAATGAATTAAATTTACTCATTTTTCTTTTTTTTCGTTTTTTCTATTTTAATAAGTTCAAATAAAAATCCTTGTGTTCATCCGACTTAACCTCTGGAGTTACTTTCGTAGGCTCTTTTGTCATAAGTGAATTAATAACTTCATTATATTTGGTTTGGCATACTCTTAAATTCATTTCAATTTCCTCTAGTCTTGCATCTGTACCTTTTCCATTCTTCAAAGCACTTGTCAATCCATTCATCTTCTTATTCAACTTCTCCAAGTAGTCTTTTCCATTACCCTTTGATACTGTAAATAACGGAGTTTCACTATTTGCTCCGAAAGTTACTGCTGAACCCTCCCACAAAATTACTTCTTTTAACACTTGATAGCCATCTCTATACTCAATTTTATCTGAAATTGTTTGAAATCCTATCGAATGTTCCGTAATAAGCCCATCTTGGTAGTCCAAAAAAGCATCTTCTCCTTTTGTTGAACGTCCTAAATCAGCATAAGCAAGAAGTCCATCTGCACTTTCCTCAAGCTTTGTAAATATACCGATTTGATGCTCAAAATCGTGGTATCTTAAAAACTTTATTTTTCGATTGCTCTGAGCATCTGGACCACGTTCTTTAATCGACTTGGAAAATGCTCCCTTTACAATAACATCCCCATCGGAATCAACATTGTCAAACTTAGACAACATTATCTTTACTCGCCTACCAGCAGTATCAACATCTTTTACTGATAGTTCTATATTTTTAGTCTGAAATAGGCTCATCTGGCATATTATTTAGTGATTTTATAACTTCTTCGCTTAATTTATAGTTATCTTTTATCATAAGCACCTTAGATTCCTTGCTTATTGGCATTTTTAGTATAACATTTATACCATCCATAACAATTTTATCCTTTTGTGCTTCCGATTTCTTGTCTTTTTGCAAGGCTTCAACGTGAGAATAATCCTTTCTCATTCGGTAATTACCATCTGGATAATGGTTTTTAACGATGTAATTATTGTGCTTTGCAGCTATTTTATCTGCTAAAGGTATGATTACATTAGTGTACATCGCCTTTTCAGCTTCCAATCTATTGTTAAAAGTCTTATTTGAAGGGTCGTTAAACAAGCTGGAATCAAGTCCAAGAACATTACATATCGCTCTCAAACTGATTACCCCTTGCTCGATAAGCTGCAAGTCCGTTGCACTCATAGCCATCGAAATATACTTCAAATCTTTATTCGTAATCCTTACACCACCATACTTGCTTGTTCCAGATACACTTTTAGTCCAATTTTTCTGCAACTGCTCTGCTTCCTCTTTCAACATTGGTCTATCGGATTGGTCGGAAACCAAACCAGCCATACCCCTATTCTGAAATAGATGAGCCGAAGCATCCCATCTGTCATTACCAACTTGAATAACTTGCTGGGCAACCTCAAAAACCGATAACCCCTTATAGCTATCCTCAACACTTTGGTAATTTGGATTAAACAACTTAATATGCTCAATATCCCCTTGTTTATAAACCCTCTTGGTACTTCCTATATCAAATTGATACCTTAAATTCGGCAAAAAGAAATTATCGCCAGTTTCAATCTCAATATGATTACTTGGCAATACATCAACTTCGGCAATCTTACCACTTAGAGTTTCTCCATACAAATAAGCATTACCACTACATAACAAATATGTAACCATCTGCTCATCTATATCCCTCCAAGTATATCCTTTTAACTCATTAGGAGTTTCCAATAAGTCGTGAATGGTAGTATCATTAGCTGGTTGCCATTCCCCATCCACTTTCTGCTCAACAATCCAATTACACCCAGCAAATATATCTGAAATCTTTTTTACAACTGCAAAAGCATCAACATTCCTTTCGTATGACTGCTCTATCAGCATATCTTGCTTTGCACCGAACTTGTCAAACAACCTAAGCAAGTCATTCCTTTTGTCAAGCTTAAAAAACTTCCCTAATAAATCCATTCAATTAATAAATTATTGTTACAAAAATAAATATTTTATTTGTTATACAAACAAAAAAAAGGGATAACTATTTAAAGTTATCCCTTTAACATTAACATTAAAAACTACTAAATATGAAACACAATACAAACATAGCAAATTTATATGAAATAAAAATCATTTTTGTAAGTTAATTCATCATAACCATACCTCAAAGCATCTATTGCGTGATTATAGTTATCAATCGGAGTATTACTTTTCTTATCATTCCAAACATAATTGTTCAACTCTCTATGCATATCAGCATTATCAGATGGCGAAACAACAATCTTTTCATTCAACCTAGCAAGACCATTCTTAATAGAATCCTTCCCTTTTCTACAAGCCACCACGTTGAACCCAGCAACTTTCAATTCCTCTATCAATCTTGGCTCGGCACAATCAGCCAAAATCAAATCCTTAGTTCTAATCTTTCTCCTCAAGAAACTAATAATATCATCGGTACTCATCCCCTTCTTGTATAACTTCAAGTCGGTATAAATATGCTTCTTATCAGTTGCAATCTTAACCAATGTTGTCGGGTCATTCACATAGCCAAAATCCATCCCATACACATAAGGCAAACTATCATCAAAATCCCCTACAATCCACTTGTCAATCACACATCCTTCCATCTTATCTAGCCATCCACCAAGAACAATATGCTGATACCTTTTAGGCTTGTTCTCCTTCATATAATCAAAACTTCTAAGGATATCATCTGGTACGTGTTCCAAGCAATCCAAGTACGAGGTATGAATATAACAAACATTATCTTTCACTCCATTCCATCCAGCATCAACTCCTCTCAGCTCAAAAAATTCCTTCCAAATCCAATGCTCCTTAGTAACTGGATTTAGTATCAACACTTTTAAGTTAGGCTCATCCCCACCAGTATTCCCCCTAATGGATAAACTCACCTTCTCATAGGTATCAAAATCTGGAATCTCCTCAGCTTCCTCCACTATCAAGGTACTAAAATCCTTCAAGGACTTCAAACTAGCCGACTGCTGATTACTCCCAGTCTTAAACCCCTTAAAAACTATCTTGGAATCATTCCCCCTTCCCTCTATCCTACCTTGATTAACCTTAAACAAACTCTGCCATCCCAACATCTCAATCTTCTCCTCCACCTCTGGGAAAGTCGAATCCTTACCACTCACATTGGTATACCGACCATACAATATCCTATGATTAAAAGTGGCTGCCCAAGTAACTGCTGCAATCGCAGTAGTAAAACTCTTAGAACTAAACCTCCCCCCAGTAATAATATAGGTATCAACTCCTTTTGGTCTATCAAATAAAGGTTTATATTTAGGACTAATATTCACGTAAACTTCAATTCTATCTTAGGAACACTAACCTCATACTCAGTCTCACCCATAGTCTTAGGCTTACCAACTCTCCATTCCATCCACTTAACTACTGCTGCCAGTCGAACCCTCTCGTCCAACTCTCTACCAGTTATCATCATAGCAAATTCTTCCAATACTCTATCCGTAGGAAGTGCCATCTCCATTTTATTAATGAGATTATACTCCTCAGCTTTACTTCTTCTTCCCATAATTCTAGTTTTTTTTACAAATATAATAAATTATTACCAACATAAGAAAGTTATGCCCATAGGCTATCCATCTTATATAAGATAATATAAGATATACAAACTTATACAAATATATGAAAATTAATTTAGATTAGAAAGGATTGTTAATAACTAGTTATGAGAATTTGGGAAAAAATTTTTTTGACTATTTATAGAAGCCTTATA